TAGGCGTGTGTCAGGTCTCTCGGCCTCGGCCTCGCCGGGATGTCCCCATAGGGTGCCTGTGGGCGCTAGGGCGGCCTGAGAAGGCCTGAGAGAGTCGCTTAGTGTGGGCCAAAGGGAGACCGGAGGCCGACCGAGAGCGAGCGAGAGGGACACGCGGAGGACGCTTGACAGCGTGTGCGGGCGTGGGCTATCTGTTCCTTTGCTCCTCACTTCGTTTGCTCCGCTTACGCTACGCTTCACTCACGGCCTTGTGTACCTTAGGGACTTCCTTATCGTGTACCTTGGGACAGTCTTAGTAAATACCTTAGTCACTTCCTTAGTAGCTTCCTTAGTGAGTAGCTTAGTGGCTATCTATTGCTGTCTTAGTGTTACCTTAGTGATTGCATAGCTACGCTATAAGATGCGAATAGGTCGCGGTCGGTAGACCGCTAAAGAAAGAGAAGAATAATAAGATGCAGTCGGAGGAACACCAGAACACAGGCCAACCTATCCTAGCCTTGTATCTATTGCTTTTTCCTTGGTCCAACACGTTAGACAACCTATCTTATTCTTAGTGAGGTAACTTAGTGTTGACAAGGTAGGTTTAGTGTAATACTATGCATCACGTAGGCGGTGCTGAGGCACCTAGTAGCCAGCTAGTAAGGCATATGAAGTGACTAGTGTCTACATTGCTCTTTAATAATCTGGTTGTGTCTCGATAGGTCAACTAACAAAAGGTGAACTGTCATGGCTTTAATTAGTATGAAGAAGTTAAACACGGGAGAGGCTCTTAACCTATTTAACTCCGAGGAGTGGGATCTATCTAAAGGTGTATATACTTGCCCTTGCTTCAAACGAAATAAGGAAACAGGTGAAGTTTTGCGTTTGCCTGATAAGGTAAAAGTAGATTACTTTATACATATGAAAGGTAATGCTTCTCTTAACAGATTGCACATACAAAAGAGCGCAGCTAAATCTATAGCATCTTTGTTGTGTAAACAATTAAAGGATATAAAAGAGATACCAAACTATTAAAGATATGGTCGGCGCAAGCTGGCCTATCAAGACACAACCTAGCTCTTTAACAATTTGCTTAGTGTAACCTATGTAAGCCGTGGTTAATTACTTATTGAATGAGGAATTAACTATGACAAGACTGTACAAAGATGATTCAAGCGGCGCTTATTACACACTTTGCGGGAGGACTTTAATACTTCTCAATGGTGCAACAGGTAGACGTCTTATCTCTTATCTTGCTACACATAGAGCATGTATACATAGTGGTTTGCAGCTAGTTGGTAATAACTTTAAGAGGAAGCAACTATGATGACCTTGAACCGTAGAGAAGCTAGCGCAGTCTTTACTATGTTGTGTTGGATGATACGTAACAACGAAATGATGACTGATGATGAGCTAGCGCTTTACCATCGCTTTCGTAATGAAGGTTGGGATGATACTGTAAACAAGGAACGCAACATACTGAAGGAGCTAATCAATGTTTAAACACACGATATACACGCAATGCAGCATCTCCGCAGGTCTTATGAATTGGTGGGGCAAATCTGGGATTAAGTGCTACAATCTGAATGACTCTAGCACTATGTATGAGGTTACTCTCATGAGAAGATACAACCATGATACGCTGTTATGGGTACTATCTGAATGGGGTATAGACTATGAAGATGTGATTACAGAAGAAATCTAAATTAGTTGTTGACAACCACGGCTTACAAGGTTACATTAAGCATCAAGAAGTAAAGTTCTTTAACAAATCAGGTGAACTAAGTCGGATAGGTTAACGCATAGGAGGCTTGCGAGTATCCTAGAGGGTAACCTAACTAACTAAGAGGATTTAATTATGTCTTACTCTAACATGACTTACGCTAACGTTTATAACCACGCTTACTCCTTGCTGGATGAGTACATTCGATATGAAGATGTACGCGATTATGACGAAGCAACTGATAAGATTCATGAGGCTGCGGATAATGCGGTTCCCGTCTATTACAAAGATATTTTCTCAGTAATGGCTAGCGGTGGAATCGATCATGAATTCGAAGATTCAGGCTTAATACCGGACACTAAGGATGTGACACGCATTCTACAAGCTCGCATTTATGAGCAACTGACTATCGATCTGTATGAAGTGGTAGCAGACTTGCTTAATGAATATCTTGAAGAAGTAGAAGCTGAAGAAGACGAGGAGGAGGAATAAATGTTTGCTGGTAAGCTTTATAACTTCATGTTCTCCGATGGTATCATGCTGAAATGCTCTCTTGCTTTCGCTAAAATGCGAGAGGAGACACTTGGAACTACATATACACTAATTATGTGACACTATAAGAGGCTTAACAGGTCATCCTTGCGAGGGTGACCGATTAAACCAACTTAAAGAGGTGTAAACATGAAAACTTTGATTAATGTGCTGGCTTGCTTCCTACTTGGTTCTATCATCTTGCTTGCTAGTGCTGGCGTTAAGATTGAATCTCATCATTATGACTTTGGAACTTGCAAACATTTGATGGTAGGCGGCGCAATGTGGCATACATGGTATGAGTGATTAGCCTATAGCTCATTTAGTGGGCTATGTGATATTCACTTAACTAACTAAGGTAAGCAATTATGACTACTGAAAACACTGTTGTATCCGTCCGTGAAGCTGCAACTGCTGAAATCAAGGTACACTTAGATACAATTGGCACCGCCTATCTGAAAGTTGGTTCCCTCTTGAATGAACTACGCGGTGACTTTGAGAATCAACGTGACTTTCTGTCTTATGTAGAAGCTGAATTCAGCATTAAGAAGGCACAATGCTATAACCTGATGAACGTAGCGCGTTGCTTTGACGGTGACGAGCGTTTCAAAGGCGTTGCCATGCGTGTCATGCTCGCCCTTATCCCGTTCGCTGATGATGGCGCAATCATGGATAAGGCCGCCGGACTTGCCGCTAACGGCGAACTAGACACCAAGGCCGTGAATGCACTTGTATCGCCGTCTAAGCCTGTGAAGGCTGAAGCCAGCCAATCACAAGCCGAAGACACAAAAGCCGCTGAGAAGGCCGCTCCTGTAGAATCTGAGGCATTACAAAGCGTGCCGCATGAGGTAGCACCGGAAGGCGACGAATCCGCACCGTGGGAGGATGCGCCAGCGACTACCGAGGCCGCAGCGCCTAAGCTAGATAATGCTGAGAACACCGAGAACGCGGCTATGGCTAGCCTGCTGGCGCAAATCAAGACGCTGACCGAGCAACTGACCGCAGCAAACGACCGCATCGCAGAACTGACCAGCACACGCGAGACCAAGAAGGCAGCCGCGCCTATGTTGCCTCAATTCAAATCTAAGTGCTTCTATGCTCGCTTAGGTCTGAGCGCGGAGGAGGCGGAGAAGAAAACAGCAGTTAATAAGGCTAAACGTGAACTTGTTAAGCTTGGATACGGAGAAGGTCATGAAGCTTGGGATCTGATTCAAGAGGCTGTTACCACACTTACTGAGAAATAATAGTTGACTTATAGAGCGTCATTAAGTAAGATGGCGCTCAATTAAGTTATCTAGCACTTAACGGAGTAAACAAGATGCAAGACTTACACGCTATCCAGCTTCAATTAGAAGAAGAGATGTTTAATGGTGGCATTCGTCGGTTCGAAGCAGACCAACAACGCCAGATTGCAGCAGGTAGCGAGAGTGACACGGCATGGAACCGCCGCCTGTTGTCCGAACTTATTGCACCTATGGCTGAAGGTATTCAGGCTTATAAAGAGGAGTACGAAGGCAAGAAAGGTCGTGCTCCTCGCGCATTGGCATTCTTACAGTGTGTAGAAAATGAAGTTGCAGCATACATCACTATGAAGGTAGTTATGGATATGCTGAATACTGATGTTACTCTTCAGGCTATTGCAATGAGCGTAGCGGAGCGCATCGAAGACCAAGTGCGTTTTAGCAAGTTAGAAGGTCACGCCGCTAAATACTTTGAGAAGGTTAAGAAATCACTCAAGGCTAGCCGTACTAAGTCCTATCGTCACGCGCACAACGTAGCTGTAGTGGCTGAAAAGTCAGTAGCAGAAAAAGACGCTGACTTTGACCGTTGGGAGGCATGGCCCAAAGAGGCTCAATTGCAAATTGGTACTACCTTGCTTGAAATCTTAGAGGGCAGCGTATTCTATAACGGTGAACCTGTATTTATGCGTGCTATGCGCACTTATGGCGGCAAGACTATTTACTACTTACAGACTTCTGAAAGTGTAGGTCAGTGGATTAGCGCGTTCAAAGAGCACGTAGCGCAATTAAGCCCAGCTTATGCTCCTTGCGTAGTCCCTCCTCGTCCTTGGAAAACCCCATTCAACGGTGGATTCCATACTGAGAAGGTAGCTAGTCGTATTCGCCTTGTAAAAGGCAACCGCGAACATGTGCGCAAGTTAACTCAAAAGCAGATGCCAAAGGTTTATAAGGCTATCAATGCCCTACAGAATACGCAATGGCAAATCAACAAGGACGTATTAGCAGTTATTGAGGAAGTGATTCGCTTAGACCTCGGTTATGGTGTGCCGTCCTTCAAGCCCCTGATTGACAAGGAGAACAAGCCAGCTAACCCTGTGCCTGTTGAATTCCAGCACCTGCGCGGTCGTGAACTGAAAGAAATGCTCTCCCCTGAGCAGTGGCAACAATTTATCAACTGGAAAGGTGAGTGTGCCCGCCTGTATACCGCAGAAACTAAGCGCGGTTCAAAGTCCGCCGCCGTTGTTCGCATGGTAGGGCAGGCCCGTAAATATAGCACCTTTGAATCCATTTACTTCGTGTACGCAATGGACAGCCGTTCCCGTGTATACGCGCAGTCTAGCACGCTCTCTCCGCAGTCTAACGACTTAGGCAAGGCATTACTCCGCTTTACCGAAGGACGCCCTGTAGACAGCGTAGAGGCGCTTAAATGGTTCTGCGTGAATGGCGCTAACCTTTGGGGGTGGGACAAGAAAATTTTTGATGTACGCGTGTCTAACGTGTTGGACGAAGAGTTCCAGGATATGTGCCGCGACATCGCCGCAGACCCTCTCACGTTCACTCAATGGGCCAAAGCGGACGCGCCTTATGAATTCCTCGCATGGTGCTTTGAGTACGCTCAATACCTTGACTTAGTAGAGGAAGGAAGGGCCGACGAGTTCCGCACACACCTGCCAGTACATCAGGACGGTTCCTGCTCCGGTATTCAGCACTATAGCGCTATGCTTCGCGATGAAGTAGGGGCCAAGGCTGTTAACCTGAAACCGTCCGATACGCCGCAGGATATTTACGGGGCGGTAGCGCAGGTTGTTATCAAGAAGAATGCGCTATACATGGATGCAGACGATGCAACTACGTTTACTTCTGGTAGCGTAACACTGTCCGGTGCAGAACTGCGAGCAATGGCTAGCGCATGGGATAGCATTGGTATTACCCGCAGCTTAACCAAAAAGCCAGTGATGACCTTGCCTTATGGTTCTACTCGCTTAACTTGCCGTGAATCTGTGATTGACTACATCGTAGACTTAGAGGAGAAAGAGGCGCAGAAGGCAGTAGCAGAAGGGCGGACGGCAAACAAGGTTCATCCGTTTGAAGACGACCGTCAAGACTACCTGACTCCGGGCGCAGCATATAACTACATGACGGCATTAATCTGGCCTTCTATTTCTGAGGTAGTTAAGGCACCAATTGTAGCGATGAAGATGATACGCCAGCTTGCACGCTTTGCAGCGAAACGCAATGAAGGGCTGATGTACACCCTGCCTACTGGCTTCATCTTAGAACAGAAGATTATGGCAACCGAGATGTTACGTGTGCGTACCTGCCTGATGGGTGATATCAAGATGTCGCTTCAGGTTGAAACGGATATAGTAGATGAAGCTGCTATGATGGGCGCAGCAGCACCTAACTTCGTACACGGTCATGATGCAAGTCACCTTATCCTTACCGTATGTGAATTGGTAGACAAAGGGGTAACTAGTATCGCGGTAATCCACGACTCTTTCGGCACTCATGCCGACAACACTCTCACTCTTAGAGTGGCACTTAAAGGGCAGATGGTTGCAATGTATAGTGAAGGCCATGCACTTCAGAAATTACTGGACGAGCACGAAGATCGTTGGATGGTTGATACTGGCATCGAAGTGCCTGAGCAAGGGGAGTTTGACCTTAACGAAATCATGGAATCTGAATACGTGTTTGCCTAATAGATTAATAAACATACAGGTCAGCCTTCGGGCTGGCCTTTTCTTTCACCTACTACTTGTAACATTTCATTAACAAGTCTAACGTGTTGGACACGATGCGGATTTAAGGGACACTCTAGGACTAACCGTCGGAGACGGAAAGTAATAGGTAGTAATAGGAAGTAGTAGGTAAGTAAGGTAACTATAGGTTACTTAGGTTACTTCTTCCTATTACCTCCTTCTTAATAGGGAGGGCAGACACTAGGTTGTCTAACGTGTTGGACAGAACCTATTTACGTGACACTATTGAACAAGATTAAACTTTCAAGGAGGTAACATGCGTAAATCATTAGCTCAAATGGTAGAGCAAGCAGGTTATACTATACATGCAGACGGTACTATCACAGGTAAGCGCGGAAATATCTTGAAGCCTTGGCTTCAGACTTCCGGCTATCAGGTTGTGAACATTGTGTTCAAGAAGGGAACAAGAACCACAACACTTGTGCATCGTATTATCGCAAGTAAATACTGCCCATGCTCAGATCAACTAGCTAATGATGTAAACCACAAGGACGGAGACAAGACCAATAACGTCTCCTCTAATCTGGAATGGATTACACGCAGACAGAACCGCAACCACTACCTTGGGTTTGAAGATTACATGACACTTACGGCAAACGATGCCCGTAGAAAGAACAATGAGCGTACTATCGCTCGTCGTAAATTACTTAAACAACTTAATAAGTGAGGAATAAATCATGCGTACCAACTTCGAGAAAATCCGTAAAGCTAACCGTGACTTTGACATGGAAGTTAAGGGGAAGAAGTTGAACAAAGTCAAGCGCGACCGTTCTGCTAAACGTGCGTGGATGGAGGCTGCATAACATGGCGATTGTGAACAACATTCCTTGCCCTGAGTGCCAACGCAACGGACATGATAAATCGGGCAATCACCTCATGATATTTGAGGATGGCGCTGGTTACTGTAACCGTGGTCACTTCCATAATAGTGGTCGGCCCTACTACCACAAACCCGAAGGTGGCATAGAAATCACTGAGCTTCCTATTACTGGCAACATTAAGTATACACCTTCACAGTTCCGTGAACTTGAAAAGGAAGGGAAGATAAGCGACCCTAAGCTGCGCGCCATTGCACTTGGCGGTATGCGTATGAAAGATCGTTGGGAGGTGATGAATGACGAAGAAAGGGCGGAGCAAGAAGCAGAATGGCAGCTTGACGTTGAGTGGTTCCTTGAACTTAAAAGGAAGAACCTTGTATCACGACACATTCGCGGAGACATTTGCGCCCTCTATGATGTCCGAGTCGGTCATGATGGAGAAGGCAAGGTTAACAGGCATTACTACCCTCGCTTCGAAGGTGGCAAACTTGTAGGCGCTAAGTGCCGGACGCTACCTAAAGACTTTAAGTTTGGACACCTAGGTAAATTGTTCGGCAACCAAGACATGTTCGGCATGAACACAATGTCTAACGTGTTGGACAAGGGACGCCGTAAAGATACCCTGCTCATAGTAGGTGGTGAACTGGATGCCTTGGCCGCACAACAGATGCTTCTGGATTCTGCCAAAGGCACGAAGTGGGAAGGGCAACCCTATCATGTGTGGTCTATCAACAAGGGCGAGGCTTGCCTTGAAGAGATCGTGCAGAACCGTGAGCACATCTCACAATTCAAGAAGATTATGTGGGGCTTCGACGGCGATGAGGTAGGGCAGAAGCTGAACCAACAAGCGGCCCGCCTATTCCACGGTAAGTCTTATATCCTTGAGTACCCTGCTGGCTGCAAGGACGCTAACAAGGCGCTTATGGCTGGCAAATCTAAGGAGTTCGTCGATGCATGGTTCAATGCCAAGTCGTCAGATGAGGTCTTCGGTAGCCAGATTAAATCCATCGCATCTCAAAGGGATAAGCTGAAGGCTGCACGACCGGAACCGGGATTGTCTTGGCCTTGGCCTAAGCTGAACAAGATAACCCTTGGCATCCGTAAGCATCAGCTAATCATCGTCGGCGCTGGTTCTGGTGTAGGTAAGACGGAGTTCCTCCGCGAAGTAGTGAAGCATCTCATTGAAGAACACGGTGAATCTGTCGGTATTATCTCTACGGAAGACCCGATGGTTAAGGTCTCCCGCGCATTCATTGGTAAGTGGATAGATAAGCGTATTGAACTACCTCCAACCAATGACCCAAGGGAAGATGGCTACCGTGAGGTATTCGACTACACGGAGGAAGAGGCCAACGCTGCTATCGACTACGTTGCTGACACTGGTAAGCTGTTCGTGGCTGACCTTGAAGGTGACTATTCAATGGAGAAGGTAGAGCAGACTTGCCTTGAGTTCGAGGCAATGGGTATTTCCAACATCATCATTGATAACTTAACAGGAATTAAATTAGATGAACGAAATTTTGGTGGTAAAGTTGGTGCGCTTGATGAGTGCGTCAAAAGAATCGGCACTATCAAAGACCGACATCCGGTTACTATCTTCCTTGTCTCGCACCTTACACGTCCTTCGGGGCAACGTACCTCACACGAAGAAGGTGGCGAGGTTATCCTTTCTGACTTCCGAGGCTCAGGAGCTATCGGATTCTGGGCTTCTTACGCCTTGGGGATTGAGCGTAATACAAGGGCTGAAACGCTTGATGAAAGGACTACCACGTACATCTCATGTGTCAAAGACCGAGACCAAGGCATCTACACTGGCACTAAGGTGATGCTTAAAGGCGATGTTAGTACAGGTAGATTGATGGAACCACAAGCACGTACTAGGTCATTTGATACAGGCGCTCCAAAAGAGCAAGCTGTACCTGATGAATTAGGTGACACTATAGAAGATAACACACAGGAGTTTTAAATGGATGAACTAGGCTTTTGGTTGTTCATGGTTGTATGTATCGTTATGATTAACCTAGACAAACTTGCCATGCTAATTAAGTAGTGTCCTTATCAGGGCTTGTCCAACATGTTGGACAGGCTCTTATTAAGCACATTAACTAACTGGAGATTAACTATGAAGCTTAACTTAAAAGTAGGTGAACGTGTACGTAATATTCGTGTTGGATCTGCACGCGCAGGGTGGCAAGGTGCCGTCATCGTTGTAACAGAGGAGGAGTACGAAGTTCGATGGGATTGCGGAGAGAAGCAGGCTTATCTTCGTCGCTTCTCACACAAGAACCTTGAGCGCACACATGTAGCAAGCAAATGCACCTGTGTACACGATGAACTGTGTGACCGCTGTGCTCGTCAAGTCAGTAAGGCACTGACATTCATGGAGCGGTATGGTGCAGGTCACAAGACACTTGCGGAAGCAGCGTGGAATGTGCTCACGATCGAACGCTCTAATGGTCGCAAGGTACTGAAGCGTGAGCGTCGTAATGTGATCACAGGCCAGACACAAGCAGAAATGCAAGCACAGTACGGGCCAGCAAAGGGCGGTATCATATTCAACACCCGTACATTAGGGCGCAGTACAGGTCAAGCCTTTCGCATCTTAGGCGAGGCCATGTGTAATCCTGGTATTGCTATACGTTATGAAGATGTAGACCATGCAATATCTGAAGGTACGAGTAATAGAGTTGTATTGAACAGACACTTTGAACAGGTGTTACGTGACACTATAGGTGAGCGCAAGGGCTTTACCTTTGAGCGCGGCCATGTTACATTTAACCCTATCGTTACGGAGGAAACCTATGTCACGCAATGACAGCAAGCACAGCCTGAAGTTCCTTGAGCAGCATGAAGACCTTGCAGCAAAGGTAACTAACCAAGCATTCCTGTTTGCACAACTCACACTGGCTGAAGCTAAGAAGAACAGCCTTACTCGTGAACAGATTATTAAGGAAGGTTGCCGTGGTGCAACTCGTCGTATTAAGAACCACAGAAGTGGTGCTCGCTAGTTAATAAGTCGTGGCTTGTCTAACATGTTGGACAGGTCACTATCATATTAATTGGAGGAATTACTGTATGATTAATTACGATTCTGATTGGGATTACGAAGATTCATTACAGCCTGAACCGGAGACACCAGACTACAAGTTTGAAACGGAGGCAATGTATGAAGACTATTAAACTAAGTAAAGTTTGCTCTTGCGGTAAAGGTTATCGCAGTCGTATAGATGGTAAGTGTGGGCATTGCAGATCTAAGAAAGAGGCTGCTTTGTTTGATAAGTACCACCATGAATTAGCCTATAACTATCCTCATCTCACACCTAATTCTTTATTAGGAATTGGCTATAGGGTTAAATACTTTGGAGCAGTCTATGAAATCAATTGATTGGAAGAGGGAGGCGGAAGGTCGTATCCTAGTGATGGATGCGGAAGCTAAAGGTCTGCTTGATGCTATCCGCTACGGGCATCGTGAAGATGTGCATATCATTTGCTGCATGGACTTGCTTACTACCGAGGAGTTCCTCTTCTTTGACCCATATGAGATGCGTGACCCTGAAGCAAGAGAACGCCTGAAAGAGTGGGAAGGCCATCAAGATGGTGACTTGGTTGATGGTGTTAACTTCCTGAAGTACTGTGAAGCTATCGTGTCACAGAACTTCTTAGGATATGACGGCCTGCTCTTTGAGAAAGCATTCCCTAATATCTGGAAAGGCTTTAACTACACAGAGAAGCGCGGCAAGGGCAGGCTCCGTGCCGACCTGTGTCCTGTGCGGGTCATGGACACACTGGTGATGAGCCGCCTGTTAAACCCCGATAGACGCCTCCCTCCGCAAGCATACGCCAAAGGTATGGGTAACGTCGCCCCTCACTCTATTGAGGCGCATGGTATCCGTATCGGTCGCTATAAGCCTGAGAACGAGGACTGGTCTAAGCTGACAGACCACATGGTTCATCGTGTACGTGAGGACGTGGCGATCGGTCGTGACCTGTTCCTGTGGCTATATAATGGCGAGTGGATGGAGCACAAGCGGCGTGGTGTCAATCCACGGACTGGCCTTGGCATTGAGACGGCCTTTCACATGGAGTCTATTGTAGCACTGGAGATGTCCCGTCAAGCGGAGCGTGGCTTCCGGTTGGATATAGACAAGGCACTGGCACGATGCCAGGAACTTGACCAGAAGATCGACGAGACGGTTGCAGCATTCCGACCTCACATGCCAATGCGTATCAAGTCTAAACCCTTCAAACCTCAAGAGAAGCAGGAGCAGGTAGATGCAGCAAACTCATTTAGTTTACAGAATCAGATTGGTGTTACGCTTGGAGCCGATGCTTTCATTCATGCCGAGCGGCGCTCCGATAGGAAGACTGTATGGTCAGTCACTACTAAGTCAGGTGATTGGTCGGCTACTGTCAAGAAAGACTTCCCTCACATCCGAGGAAACATCAATGATACTCCGAGCATTAAACACATCGGGCCATATACACCTGTCACCTTCGAAGATATCCCGCTTGGCAACCGAGATACCGTTAAGCAGGTTCTGTATGACTTTGGGTGGCGGGGTGTTGAGTTCAACGACACTGAACAATCTTATCTGGACGAGCATGGAGTGTTGCCTAAACCTTGGAGTGGAAAGATAAATGAGAAGTCCCTTACTTTATGGCAGGAAAGGGCTGCACGTGAAGGTAAGTCAGTCCCTGATTGGTGCTTGGGTATCGCTGCATGGTACATACTCGTTTCCCGTCGTGGTCAGATCCTCAACCGTGGTGATGTTGAAACCTTCGATGCAACGGGGCGTTGGCCCTCGCAAGCTGGTGTACGAAAGTGTCGCGGCCTTATACCTGTAGCCTTTAATAAGGAGCTAGGTATCAATGCACAGACGTACTACGAAACGTATGGCTACTGGCCTACGTCCGATAAGGATGACGGAGAGTGGCGTGTTCCCGCTGTTGCTATTTCTATTGGCACTTCTACGTTCCGTATGCGTCACAGGAATGTGGTTAACATCCCCGCTCGTGGCCTTTACCCTCTTCGTGATTTATTCATAGCTGGTAAAGGTAAGATGATTCTTGGTTGTGACGGTGCAGGTCTGGAGTTGCGTGTACTCTCGCACTTCATGAACGACCCTGAGTACCAAGAGATCGTCCTGCATGGTGACATTCATACACATAACCAGCTCAAGGCTGGCCTGCCTAAGCGTGATATGGCGAAGACCTTTATCTACGCATTCCTGTATGGCTCAGGTATTGCCAACCTCGCTGCGGTATGTGGCGTAACTGAAGATGAGATGAAGGAAGTTGTTGCACGCTTTGAGATAGAGCTACCTTCATTGGCAAGACTTCGTGAGAATGTTATTGCGGCAGGTAATCGATATGGATACCTCCAGGCACCTGACGGTCATTGGGGCCGCATCCGTATGAGCGGTGGTGTACTTAAAGAGCACACCATGCTTAACGTATTACTCCAGATGACAGGCTCATTGTGCATGAAGTATGCATTGGTTAAGGCCTTTGCAGTCATGCGCCGTGAAGGTGTGGCACTAGATGACATGGGAAATCCGTGTGGCGTGGCTAACGTACACGATGAAATCCAGATGGAAGTACCAGAAGAGGAGGTGTTGTACCTTGACTATGAATTGCCTTTCACGCTGGAAGGTTTCGAAAATGAGAAGCAAGCCATCAAAGCTGTGTTCGACCCTGAAGAGAAACGTGTGCATGTGGACTCAGAGGGTCGTATGTGGTCTGCTGCTAACTTGGTTGAAGTTGATGCTGCTGCTGGTGTGCTGCGTTGTCAGCGTCGCTACCACAGGGCTGGTCATATTATCGCTGACGCCATGACTTGGGCTGGCAAGTATCTTAACATGCGCTGCCCTATGGCTGGCGAATATAAAATAGGTGCAAGTTGGAAGGAGACACACTAATGCAAACAGTTATTATCATAGGAGTTGTATTATTATTCGCGGTAGTATTTTGGGCCTTCTCAGGTACTGACCCAGATTGTGATGGTAATTACGATTAAGTTAGATTCACCTAAATTCTTCTTACTTGATTTAGGTGACACTATAGAAGGACAGCCAAGGTAATCTAGGTTATTAAGGCAGTATAGGTAATTAGGTAATATAGGAGAATAAATATGTCTATGGTAACTATCCTTGTAGCAATGTCTCAGTACCTGCGTAGCCTGTCTGTTCGTATGAAGAACAAGGCTATCAAGGCAATTAAAGATCGCATCGCTGTAGTTGAGGCGGAGCAGGTAGAGTTAGAAGAGAGCCGAAGCAATCGCATGGTTGATTGCCACAAGCGATACTATGCATCTTATGAAGACCTTCGTGCTCGATACGTCAAAGAGGTGGCTGAGTTACTGGAGCGTCATGAGACGGAGCAGCGTAATCTGAAGGCAGACTTTGAAGAGAACAAGCGCACTATTGCACTTACCTCTCAGGCTGCATCTAATGAACTGAAGCGTGAACTTGTAATGCTTAGTTCTGAACTGGATAACCTAACCAAGTAATTAGGTGACACTGTAGAACAATAGGTCGATTAAGTTCGGCCTATGATTGTATCGTGTAACCAAAAGGAGGAATTAATTAATGGCTCGTAATGAATTTAACTTTGGTGCTGAAATTGCCACTTCAACTGGTGGGGTATTCAAGAACCCAGATGTTGGCGACCATGAAGCTGTTATCTCAGGCATCATTCATGTTGGTTCCTTTCAAGATATATTCAAGAAAGGTAACACTACTGAAGTGAAGAAGCCAGCTAACTTTGTACTGGTCAAGGTTGTGCTGATGGGCGATGAAGACAAGAACGATGATGACTCTCGCATGGAGCAGTGGATGGCTGTGCCGCTGAAGTCAGGCGACAAGGCTACGCTTACCAAGTTCCTGAATGCAGTTGACCCGCGTGAGCAGCTTGGAGGTTTCGATGACTTCATTGGAGAATGCATGACCGTAAGCATGGTTGGCGATGACAAAGGTGGTAAGAATGAAGATGGCACCTTCAAGTATGTTAACTGGAAGGGATTCGGCGGTATGCCGGATAAGCTGAAGAAGCTGGTACTGGCTCAGGTTGAAGAGGAAGGTCTGACCATGACAGGTCACATCACCTTCGACAAGCTGACCAAAGACATCATCGACTCTATCCCTGCACACCTTGTCCGTCAGTACCTGCTAAATGAGACACCTCGTGGCAAGAACCTGTCAGTAGCTGGCTCTCACGTAGAGACTATCATTGCTGAAGCTCGTGCCGCTGACCCTGAGTGGAAGAAGGCCAAGAAGAAAGACAATGACGCTACACCGGAAGACCGTAAGCCGCTAGACACCGGCGCTGCTGTTCCGCAGGAAGTGCCGGAAGCGCAGAATGCCCCGGCACCTGCTATGGATGAAGATGCTGAGTATTAATTAATCAAGGAGGTTTAATGAAAGTAGAAGCAGTAACCCTACACTTCAAGCCCGGCGTAACGTCGCTGGGCGGCACGCAGTTCATTTCTTTTAGCGAGGGCAAGGCATACCAAGACTTGCACTACATTACCCGTGAAGGGCAGCACGTCGTGAATTATAGCGACCCGGTGACTGGCAAACGTCACGGCATCGGATTCCCTATGACGGACATCCGTCAGACCAATACGATTCTGTAAGTCTAACGCGTTGGACAAAATGGTATCCTCTTATTTAGGGGACACTATAGAAGAGAGAATTTTAATCGGCGATAATGCCACCATTAACAGAAGGAGAATTTAAATATGTTCACTATCGAAACTATCGTAAACCGTGTTGTTAAAGGCGCTACCCTGGTATCCGTTGAGTCTTTCATTATCGTCGATGAAGCTGGCTCGCTGGTAGCTGGTACTAAGGCTTATGATACCCGTGAAGAAGCTCAGGCTAAGATTGACAGCATGGGTAACTTTGCTGCTGGTCTGGAGTTCGCACGTGCTTGCTTCCCGGAGCAGGCTGACAAAGCTCAGATTGGTAAGGCTAACATCGTAGCTGAATATCTGGACTGGATTGAAGCAGGTAAGCCTGTGAAAGAAGCTAAGTCTGCTGAAGTTGTTGAAGCTGCTGCCGAAGAAGCTCCGGTTGCTGCTCAGGTGAGCGAAGAAGAAGAGTTCTAATTAACATGCCCTGTCTGCCTTAGTGTAGGCAGGGCTTTTGCGTAATAGATATTGGAGAATAAATTATGCCGTCTATTGAATCTCGTTTAAAAGCAGACTATGAAAGCTATTATGACCATCTAACCATGACATCTTATTTAAATGTGTATATTAAACTGGACGGGAGCTTGTTCCATCTCAAGAAATATACTCAGAAAGAGTTGTTTGAGTTAGGTTATTGGATTTGGTCTTATGAAGAGATAGCTGAAAAGGTTCTGCTTGAAGTTCTCAAGGAGTGGCCTACATGTCAAGACCAAACTTCGAGTTCGGAGCTACAGTGTCGGAAGACAGTAGTATCATCCTGTGGCCGACTGAAGGTAAGAGAATCGCTCTCATAGATGGGGACATGATTCCCTACATCATTGGTTACACTATCAATGAGATGACACTTGTCCGAGCTATGACTCGTGTTAAGTCAGGACAAGTAGAGCGCATTGAAGATACACCTGAGTGTAAGCAAGCTTGCGATCGCGTAAACTCCATGCTTAACTCTTGGGTGTATGGCGCAGAATGTGATGCTGCACGCATCTTCCTCACAAAGTCAGATGCTAACTTCCGCTTACGCTTGGCCTTCACCAAGCCCTACAAGGGTACACGAAAGGCAGACAAACCTCCATTCTTCTATGAGATGCGACAACATTTGATAAGTGTGCATGGTGCAGAACTGGCAGATGGAGAGGAAGCAGATGACCTTATGAGCATCGCACAATGGGACAGTCATCGCCGCTTCTTGCAAGAGGTAGGTAACGAGTTCTCAATAGGAAGCCCTGAGCATAAGGTGTTCTCCGATACTGTTATTGTATCTGCGGATAAAGACCTAATGATAGTACCGGGATGGCACTTGCAACCGGGAAGCGAGATGAAATGGGTTGAACCTATGGGCTGGCTTGACCTTCGCCGTAAGGCTAACGGGCAGGTCAAAGACCTTAAAGGTGCAGGCCTCAAGTTCTTCTATGCACAGATGATTATAGGTGACGACATAGATAACTATGCAGGCATCCCCGGACGTGGGGCCAAGTATGCTTATAACCTCCTTGATAGTTGCAAGACTGAGAAGGAACTCTATATGGCTGTGCTTGGTGCCTACAAGTCTAAGTTCGGAGAAAGTCAAGTCAAGCTAAAGAACCATAGAGGAACATACCGCATCGGCAAGGCTTTTGATCTTATGCTAGAATGTGGTCGCTTGGCCCATATGGCAAGGTTCAAAGGCGACATCTGGCGTGCGGATAAGAATCCAATTGTGTGGGGAGATGATGATTCATGGCAATCAGATTGAAGGCTTCGGAGGTAGCTGACTACAAGAAGGAGTTACTTGAGAAGCAGAAATGGAAATGCCCTTTATGCGGTGGTAGCCTCAAGGCTGTCACTGCAATTAACCGTGTACTTGATCATGACCATGAGACAGGCTTCTGCCGTGCAGTAGTTTGTCGAGGTTGCAATGGTGCGGAGGGTAAGATCTTAGGTGTTATTTCTGGTTATGGTAAGGCAGGTAACAATCGCTACTTCCAACTGAAGTGGCTGGAGAACTTGTATAATTACTGGAAGTTACATCAAACACCTCAGACTGATAAGCTGTATCATAAGCATAAGACTGAGGCGGAGAAGCGCGAGGCTCGCAATCGCAAGGCTCGCTTGGCATACGCAAGAAAGAAGGAGGGTAAAGTTGGGTAAGCTACGCTCACTGTATAAAGACTCCGAGGTACTTGATGCAATAGAGCAGGCTACCGACGAGAAAGGTAATGTTAATTATAACGAGATGGCTAAGGTATTGTCTGCTCATCCGGTCGGTAAGAAGATTACACGACAGCTTGCTCGTTACTGGCATGGTCAATTCATGCATACCAAGAAGAATGGTGACTACTACCAGACTCTTTCTCAGGAGGATAAGCGACTCAAAGAAGCACGTAAGCTCAGGACTCCTGACCGCTATGAGGATCTGGCTATTGTACCATTGCCTGACTCGCCTCATAGAAGTGTACTGGTAATCCCTGACACTCATGCACCTTATGAACACCCAGACACCTTGGAGTTCTTGGCAGCAGTGGCGGCACGCTTCCGTCCTGATACGGTGGTGCACTTAGGTGATGAGGCAGACAAACATGCCCTGTCATTCCACGATAGTGACCCTAACCTTGACTCCGCTGGTATGGAGTTAGAGAAGGCCCGTGTCTTCATGCACAAGCTGCACCGGATGTTTCCGGTCATGCGCCTGTGCCACTCCAACCACGGCTCTATGCACTTCCGCAAGGCAAGCGCCAAGGGTATTCCTGTCCAATACCTGCGCACCTACCGTGAAGTCTTCTTCCCGCATGGAGGCGGAGATCAGTGGGATTGGCAGCATACCCATGTTCTGGAGTTACCTAATGGAGAGCAGGTTGCATTCAAGCACCAGCCAGCAGGTTCTGTGTTAGCAGATGCGGCACATGAGCGAATGAATCTGGTGTGTGGTCACTTGCATGGCAAGATGTCAGTAGAGTATGCGCGCAACACCCATGAGCAGTATTGGGCTGTGCAAGGTGGCTGTCTTATTGATGAGTCATCTCGCGCATTTGCTTATGGACGTGAGTCCAAGTACAAGCCAGCACTAGGTTGCGTGGTGATTGTAGAAGGTGTACCTCAGATTGTCCCAATGCAGACCAATGCAGAAGGCCGTTGGGTTGGAAAGATTTAAGTGACACTATAGAACAAAGGGCTAGGTAAGACTTTACTTGCTGGCGTATCCAAACGGTATTTCACTAGACCTTGATTGTATAGTGAATGGAGGAATTAATATGGCTAAATTTAAAGTAGGTGATGAAGTTAAGCGTAAAGAAGATGACTATAGTGAAGCATGGCTTGATGGATGTAGAGAGGGTAGATTCAGTCCAAACGATGTCATGGTTGTGGAAAAGGTATCAGTATCTGGTTCTTTGATTACACTCCGAGGTGTGACTGGGGCTTGGGTTGCTGAGAGTTTTGAACTGTTTCATAAGAAGGAAGACTCTTGTGACATGGTAATGAACCCTAAACACTATGAATTCTTCGAAGGAGTAGAGGCAATCACAATCATTGCCCGTAGCATGACCGAGAAGCAATTCGCTGGTTACTGTATGGGTAACGCTTTGAAGTATCGTCTACGTGCAGGTAAGAAGCTCAATACTGAGGAAGATCTGAAGAAAGCAGACTACTACAAAGACCTGTTCCAGAAGCATCGCCATGAATGTATCGATGAGGATCTCTAATGAACATATTCGAATTCCTAGGACTACCTGAAGATCATCGCCCCAAACCTGTTATGCTGGTTAAGCATAGGGATGAAGTGCCAGAAAGCAAACTTACACTCCCGGTTTACGCACAGGTGAAACGGGATGGAATCTTTAGTGCTACAGTTGTGCGTTCTGATGGGACTGTAGGTGTCTTTGGTCGTACTGGTAAAAAGCTGGCTAACGTCGAACAACTGGAAGCATCTTTTACAGGTTGGCCTGCTGGTGTCTACCTAGGCGAGTTGCAGTCTATGGCTGTTGATATCTACCTTGAGGCGCTTTCAGGTGTGGTGAATCCAAACAGGACTGAGCCTCTTGACTTCATAGGCCAGCAGATTAAAGATAACTTATACATTGACTTCTTTGACATGCTGACTATTAAGGCATTCATTGAAGGGCAGACGGATGTTACATTCTTAAAGCGATACGAAGCTCTATGTCGTAGGTTGAAGAATTGCCTTCCACCTAAGAATGCAATCCTAACTATCACACCTTGTCACACCGAGCAAGAGGTGGAGGCGTTTGCACAGAAGCACATCGATGCAGGAAGAGAAGGTGCAGTCTTCAAGTTAGACTGTGACTATGAATCTGGTCACAAAGGATTCCGACAAACCAAGATTGTACGCATGGTGTCCTATGACTTAACATGCATTGGTTGGGAAGAAGGGAAAGGTAAATACAAAGGTAAGGTAGCTAATCTTATCTTTAAATGGAAGGGTGGCAAGACAATCAAGGCTATGCTTGGTCGTGGTTGGACACATGAAGATGCTACCCGTATGTATCACGATATTAAACACGGTGGTGAACTGAACGTCATCGGTAAGATATTCGCTGTCAAGGCACTCCAAGAATCTAGCAAGGGAGTCCTGCGACTTCCCAAGGCTGGAGAGTTACGCCATGATAAGGAGGAGCCTGATGTCTTTTGATTCAATGAAAGCGACGAAGGCAGTTGAGGTAGCAGAAGCTATCTTTGATATGCTGTCTTGTGGGATTGAAGTCCCTTATACACTTCTGTCTGATGCAGAAGATTTAGGTCTGTCTGTGGAAGCTATCCGCGAGAAAGTGGAGGAACTGTATGGCGACGACCAAGAAGAAGCCGACTATCAATATTGAAGGTTGGGATATGCTGGAGAATATTATCCTAGCTCCATCAAGACCTAGACCAGATAAGTCACACGAAGAGTTAGTATGGGATGAAGCCAAGCGCTATATCCTGTCTTGTATCAAGCAGCAGTTTGTGGTGCAGCCATGATAAGACAGGCTTGCTTCCTAGATATCCCTGAGATAATTAACTTAGGGAACAGATATGTAGAAGAGGAAGTCAAGGTAGTTAAGCACCATTCAGCTACATGGGATGCAGATCAAAGCGCACATCACCTTTGTGCATCCCTTACCAGTAAGGATTTATTCTTATGGGTGGCTGTAGAAGATGGTGTTATCATAGGGTTCCTGTGGGCGGCTGCACACATCATGGCACCTTGGTCTCCGGCACTTGTGGCTTCTGACCTACTCTTCTACATCATACCAGAAAAGCGAGGGTCTCTTGCTGGTGTGCGCTTGCTCAAAGCTTACAAGTCTTGGGCTAAGGAACGCGGCTGCATAGAGGCAAGACTGTCTATCGCATCTGGTATTAATGAGGAACGTGTTGGGCGGATGTATAATCGATTAGGGTTTACTCCGTTCGGTACAGTGTATAACTTGAAGTTTTAAGGAGATAACATGGGTGTAGTTAAGAAGGCATTTCAAGCGGTAGGTCTGGCACAAAAGGCGCCTCGCATTGAGGCAGCTAAGGTTCCAGCACAGCAACTTGAGCGGCAGACTGAGGTTAAATCTGAAGACATCCAGATTGGACAAGATGATGATGCTGCGGCATCTGCTAAAGGTAAGCGTGGACTCGTTCGTCCTGTAGCCTCTAGCTTAGGAGTTTAATATGCAAGACACTATACTTGAGTATGGTGGTCAGCGATCGAAGATACCTAAACTGTGGGAGAAGTTTTCTAAGAAACGCAGCCCTTACCTTGATAGGGCAAAGCATTTCGCTAAGTTAACACTCCCATACCTGATGAACAACAAAGGAGACAATGAGACTTCGCAGAATGGCTGGCAGGGTGTAGGTGCACAAGCCACCAATCATCTAGCTAATAAGCTAGCACAAGTGTTATTCCCTGCGCAACGATCATTCTTCCGTGTTGATTTAACAGCAAAAGGTGAGAAGGTATTAGATGACCGAGGACTGAAGAAGACTCAGTTAGCAACCATCTTCGCTCGCGTAGAAACCACTGCAATGAAGGCACTGGAGCAAAGACAGTTCCGCCCAGCCATAGTTGAAGTGTTCAAGCACTTAATCGTAGCAGGTAATTGCCTGTTGTACAAACCAAGCAAAGGTGCGATGAGTGCAGTACCCATGCACCATTATGTAGTTAACCGTGACACTAACGGTGACTTAATGGATGTAATCCTTCTGCAAGAGAAAGCGCTACGTACATTCGACCCAGCAACACGCATGGCGATAGAAGTTGGCATGAAGGGTAAGAAATGTAAAGAGGATGATAACGTCAAGCTATACACCCATGCTCAATACGCAGGTGAAGGTTTCTGGAAGATTAACCAATCTGCTGACGACATCCCTGTAGGCAAGGAGAACCGCATCAAGGCCGAGAAGCTACCGTTCATTCCACTGACATGGAAGCGCAGTTATGGTGAGGATTGGGGCCGACCTTTAGTTGAGGATTATTCTGGTGACTTGTTTGTTATCCAGTTCTTATCCGAGGCAGTGGCCCGTGGGGCTGCGCTGATGGCTGACATCAAATACCTGATTCGCCCCGGCTCCCAAACTGATGTTGATCACTTTGTTAACTCAGGGACAGGCGAGGTAATCACAGGTGTAGAGGAAGACATTCATATTGTTCAGTTAGGCAAGTATGCAGACCTGACACCTATCAGTGCTGTGCTGGAGGTATACACTCGACGCATCGGTGTTATCTTCATGATGGAGACCATGACACGCCGCGATGCTGAACGTGTTACTGCCGTAGAGATCCAACGCGACGCGCTTGAGATTGAGCAGAACATGGGTGGCGTATACTCCCTGTTTGCCATGACCATGCAGACACCTATTGCTATGTGGGGCTTGCAAGAGGCTGGTGATTCCTTCACTAGTGAACTGGTAGATCCTGTGATTGTAACAGGTATTGAAGCATTAGGTCGCATGGCAGAATTGGATAAGCTGGCTAACTTTGCACAGTATATGTCCTTGCCTCAAACATGGCCTGAACCTGCACAACGTGCAATCCGGTGGGGCGACTACATGGATTGGGTACGTGGTCAGATATCTGCTGAACTCCCATTCCTCAAATCTGAGGAGGAGATGCAACAAGAGATGGCGCAGCAAGCACAGGCCCAGCAAGAGGCTATGCTTAACGAAGGTGTGGCTAAGGCTGTACCGGGTGTTATTCAACAAGAAATGAAGGAGGGTTAATTAGTGGCCTTTGAATTTGTAGAACCGACCAATGAAACTACAGCTGCTCCGGCTGCTGAAGAGAACAAGGAGGTGACGAATGATGTTGCTGGTGCTGACGCTGGTACTACTGGCACTGACGTACAGAATGGTGCAGACGATAAAGGCAATGAGGACACCGGAGGAGAAGCTGTTGGACAGCCTTCAGGAGAAGGAGATGGTGAACAGAATGGTGAATCTAAGCCAGATGGTGCCACGGATGAGGAAGCGCGATACTTCTTCGGTGAACACGAAGTAACCATTGAAGTACCTGATGATGTGACCGAAGCCCTCAAAGAGAAGGGCATCGATGCTATGCAGGTTGCTCGTGAGTTGTATGGTGAAGGCGGTAAGTTTGAACTGTCAGAAGAAACCAAGCAGAAACTGTATGATGCATTTGGTAAGTTCGCAGTAGATGCATACCTGTCAGGACTAAAGGCACAGAACGAAACCTTCTTCCTCCGTGAAGAGGCTGCCGCCAAGGAAGCTGAAGCGGCAAACGCACAGCGCTACACGGATATTGCCAAGGAAGTTGGTGGTGACGAAGGTTGGAGCCGTCTGGAGGAGTGGGCGCTTGATACTCTTTCTGATGAAGAACTGGAAGCATTTAATGCAGTGATGCAGTCAGGCAACCAGTACCTCCAGCAGTACGCTGTGCGAGAGTTAGAAGGTCGCCGTAAGGCTGCACAGGGTGACGACAAGCCCAACCTGATTGAACCAACGGCTACCGCTGCTGCATCGGAAGACAATGCTCCCCTAAGCCGGGAGCAGTACATCCGAGAGATTGCACAGTTAGGCCAGAAGTATGGACGTGACCGCAAAGGGATGGCTGAAGCACAGGCACGTCTGGATGCACGTCGCCGCGCAGGTATGGCTCGCGGTCTTTAATTGCCTATTTAGGTGACACTATAGAAGGGAGGTACGCCTCCCTAACATATCAACTTGATTTATAAGGAGATTCTGTTGGAACTGTGGCTTCCAGTTAAAGGGTATGAAGGCCGCTATTCTGTGAGTAACAGAGGTGTTGTCGTCAGCCATTTGACAGGCAAGCCACTGACACAGAGTTGTAATACCTTCGGATATAAACAAGTCAGCCTACACAAAGATGGTAAGCAAGTGAGCAAGACTGTTCATAGACTTGTAGCCGAGGTTTTCATTCCTAACCATAATAGCTTGCCTTTCGTCAATCACAAAGATGAAGACAAGACAAACAACGACGTTAGCAACCTAGAATGGTGTACTTGTCAGTACAATACCTAGTATAGTTGCGCCAAAGAGTTCACATTCATATCGCCAGAAGGTAAGGTGGTTGATGTGTTTAATTTGTCTTCCTTCTGTAAAGCAAACAAACTAGATAAAGCTGCAATGCAGAAGGTGAGCGCTGGCCTACGTAAATCACACAAAGGCTGGAAGTCTACTACATAAGGAGGTTTATACATGAGTACCCCAAATAACCTGACCAACGTTGCAGTTTCCGCTTCCGGGGAAGTAGATAGTCTTCTCATTGAGAAGTTCAACGGTAAGGTCAACGAGCAGTACCTGAAGGGCGAAAACATCATGTCCTACTTCGACGTACAGACCGTCACTGGCACCAACACTGTGAGCAACAAATACTTGGGTGAAACCGAGTTGCAGGTACTGGCACCGGGTCAGTCTCCGGCTGCTACCTCTACTCAGGCCGATAAAAACCAGTTGGTAATTGATGCCACTGTTATTGCCCGTAATACCGTTGCTCACCTGCACGATGTACAGGGTGACATTGACAGCCTGAAGCCGAAGCTGGCAACCAACCAAGCCAAGCAACTGAAGCGTATGGAAGATGAGATGCTGATTCAGCAGATGATGTTGGGTGGTATTGCCAACACTCAAGCTAAACGTACCAACCCGCGTGTTAAGGGTCATGGCTTCTCTATCAACGTAGAGGTTGCAGAAGGTGAAGCACTGGTGAACCCGCAGTACGTAATGGCTGCTGTTGAGTTCGCGCTGGAACAGCAGTTAGAGCAGGAAGTGGATATCTCCGATGTGGCTATCCTGATGCCGTGGCGCTACTTCAACGTACTGCGTGATGCAGACCGTATCGTTGACAAGACCTACACCATCAGCCAGTCGGGTGCAACCATTCAGGGCTTCACCTTGTCCAGCTACAACTGCCCGGTGATTCCGTCCAACCGTTTCCCGAAATACTCTCAGGGCCAGTCTCACCACCTGCTGTCCAATGAGGATAACGGCTATCGTTATGACCCGCTCCCGGCAATGAATGGTGCTATCGCTGTATTGTTTACGGCTGATGCGCTGCTGGTTGGTCGCTCTATTGATGTGACTGGTGACATCTTCTATGAGAAGAAAGAGAAGACCTACTACATTGACACTTTCATGGCGGAGGGTGCAATCCCGGATCGTTGGGAGGCTGTGTCTGTTGTTACAACTAAGCGCAATACGACCACGGGTGCAGTAGAAGGCAACGATGGTGCGCAGCATACTATCGTCAAGAACCGAGCACAGCGCAAGGCTGTATATGTCAAGAGCGCTAACCCGGCAGGTGCTGCTGCTGCTAACCTGTCTGCTGAAGATCTGGTTGCTGCTGTTCGTGCTGTGATGGCTAACGACATCAAGCCGACTGCAATGAATCCGACCAAGTAATAACCTATGCCCTATCTACCTTGCGTAGGTAGGGTTCTTTTGTTTAGGAGGATTCATGCCTGTAATTCAACAATCAAGTGATGTAGGTTACATCATGTCCGATGCAAGCTTTAGCATCATTGATAGCAAGCTAGAGGCCGTCAACCTTTGTATGCGGGCCATTGGTCGTGAGGGTGTGGATTCCCTTGACTCAGGCGACCTTGATGCTGAAGATGCGAGTAAGATGTTAGACATTGTATCCCAGCGCTTCCAGTACAATAAAGGCGGTGGTTGGTGGTTTAACCGTGAACCCAACTGGCGCATCGTGCCGGACACTAATGGTGAAGTTAATCTACCTAATAACTGCCTAGCTGTGTTGCAGTGTTATGCATTAGGTGAGCGTAAGGTTCCTATGACAATGCGTGCAGGTAAGCTGTATTCCACATGGAACCACACGTTTGATATGAGAAGTCATGTCAACAAAGACGGTGCCATCCGTCTGACACTCCTGACTTACCTTCCTTTCGAACATCTGCCTACTAGCGTAATGCAAGCAATTGCATATCAGGCTGCGGTAGAGTTCATTGTGTCCAAGGATGCAGATAAGACCAAGTTAGCTACTCATCAGCAGATTGCAGCACAGTTATTCATTGATGTTCAATCGGAACAGATGTCTCAGAAGAGACTTAATATGTTAGTGCACAATCCGACACAGCGCCAGTTTGGTATTATGGCAGGCGGTTCGCAGAACGTACCAGCATACTCACATTCGCCTTACGATGGTTATCCACTTAAACTTTGGGAGAGTTATCGCTAATGGAAGTTCAAGGTTCTTTAGGTCGCCAGATTCAAGGCATAAGCCAGCAACCTCCAGCAGTGAGGCTAGATGGACAGTGTTCAGAAATGGTTAACATGGTGCCTGATGTAGTGGAGGGAACTAAGTCCCGCATGGGTACAACTCATATTGCCAAGCTCTTAGAGTATGGCGAAGATGACATGGCAGTGCATCATTACCGTAGAGGTGGTGAAGGTGAAGAGGAATACTTCTTCATAATGAAGAAGGGGCAAGTACCTGAAATCTTTGACAAACAAGGCCGTAAGTGCATGGTTCAATCCCAAGACGCACCCATGATCTACCTTAGTGAGGTGACTAACCCTAGAGAGGACGTGCAGTTTATGACAATTGCAGATGTCACTTTTATGCTTAATCGCAAGAAGGTGGTTAAAGCAAGACCAGAACGTTCCCCTAAAGTAGGAAATACTGCCATTGTCTTCATGGCCTATGGTCAATATGGTACTCATTACAAAATCATTATTGACGGTGTGGTGGCCGCAGGCTACAAGACCGCTGATGGTGCCGAAGCTCACCATATTGAGACTATTAGGACGGAGAGTATAGCGTACAACCTACATCAGTCACTTCAAAGCTGGGATAAAATTGGGGATTATGAGACGCAATTGGATGGTACATCAATCTACATTACAAGGAAAGACGGCTCTACTGACTTCGATATTACCACGGAAGATGGTGCCAAAGGTAAAGATTTGGTAGCAATCAAATATAAGGTGGCATCAACCGACCTGCTGCCTTCACGTGCGCCAGAAGGGTACAAGGTACAAGTCTGGCCTACTGGCAGTAAACCGGAATCTAGGTATTGGTTGCAAGCGGAAAAGCAGAATGGGAACATTGTCTCTTGGAAGGAGACACTAGCCGCCGATGTGTTGATAGGGTTTGATAAATCAACTATGCCTTACATCATAGAGCGTACAGGGTTTGTCAACGGAGTCGCACAGTTTAAGATACGGCAAGGAGACTGGGAAGACCGTAAGGTAGGTGATGACCTGACTAACCCTATGCCTTCCTTCATTGATGAGGAAGTACCTCAGACATTAGGTGGTATGTTCATGGTGCAGAATCGTCTATGTGTTACTGCTGGCGAGGCTGTAATTGCAACTCGCACATCCTACTTCTTTGACTTCTTCCGGTACACTGCTGTATCTGCTGTAGCAACTGACCCTTTTGATGTATTCTCAGATGCTAGTGAGGTTTATCAGCTCAAACATGCAGTTACCTTGGATGGGTCTACTGTCTTGTTTGCAGATAAATCTCAGTTCATCCTTCCTGGTGATAAGCCTCTTGAGAAGTCAAACGTATTGCTCAAACCTGTAACCACATTTGAAGTTAACAATAATGTCAAACCTGTAGCCACAGGTGAGTCTGTAATGTTTGCTACAAGTGAAGGTGCTTATTCAGGCATAAGGGAGTTCTACACAGACTCTTATAGTGATACCAAAAAGGCGCAAGCAATAACTAGTCATGCCAATAAGCTGCTGGAAGGTAATGTTATCATGATGTCAGCCAGTACTAATGTGAACAGATTGCTTGTCTTGACCGACAAGTACCGAAACATTATCTACTGCTATGACTGGTTGTGGCAAGGAACCGAACGGGTACAAGCTGCATGGCATAAATGGGAGTGGCCATTAGGTACATTCATTCGTGGTATGTTCTATTCAGGGGAACACTTGTATCTGCTCATCGAACGTGGTAGTACAGGTGTGTACCTTGAACGTATGGATATGGGTGATGCGCTTGTATATAACCTGAATGACCGCATACGTATGGACAGGCAGGCTGAACTTATCTTTAGACATGTCAAAGCGGAAGATGTCTGGGTATCTGAGCCGTTGCCTTGGCAACCAACCGATGTGGCCTTGCTTGATTGCGTGCTGATAGACGGCTGGGATTCTTACATAGGCGGGTCTTTCTTGTTTAGCTATAATTCAAGAGATAACACCTTAACTACAACCTTTGATATGCACGATGATAACCACGTGAAAGCTAAGGTAGTAGTAGGTCAGTTATATCCTCAAGAGTTTGAACCCACACAGGTAGTCATACGTGATAACCAAGAGAGGGTGTCTTACATAGATGTACCAACAGTTGGCTTGGTTCACCTTAATCTAGACAAGTACCCTGACTTCAAGGTTGAGGTCAAGAATTTGAAGAGTGGCAAAGTGCGAAATGTATTGGCCTCTAATAGAATAGGTGGTGCCAGAAATAATATTGTTGGTTATGTAGAGCCGAGAGAAGGTGTATTCAAATTCCCACTAAGGTCTCTTAGCACCGACACAGTTTATCGTGTGATGGTAGAATCACCTCACACCTTCCAGCTTAGAGATATCGAGTGGGAAGGTTCGTACAACCCTACTAAGAGGAGAGTGTAAATGGCAATAGGTACTGCCCTTACAGCAGGCTTGTCCAGTGTAGCAGGTAGTGCTGCATCGGGTGGCTTCCTGTCTTCGTTGGGTGGTGCTATTGGTGCAGAAGGGATAATGGGTTCTGCCATGAGTTTCTTAGGTGGAACCACTGGAGGGTTCTCTAATGCTGGTCTCCTGTCGGCAGGTATGCAAATGCTTAACCCGATAGGGGACTACTTCACGCAGAAAGAAACAGCGAAGGCGATGAAGAAGGCACAAGAGGAGCAATGGCGTCAGCAGTTGATAGCCACAAGAGAGGCTTATGCTTCCGTGGCTAATGCTGAAAGGTCGGCCTCTAAACAATATCATTCTGAACTAATAGACAATCAGGTATCCTTATTACAGCAAAGAGCACAAGTTGCCTTACTTGCAGGTGCGAGCGGCACAGGTGGTAACTCTATCACTTCTATGCTGAATGACCTGACAGGTGAAGCTGGTAGGAACCAAGCCACCATTATTGACAACTATGAAACACAGCAGATTAACTTTGCTAACCAACTCAAGTCTATCCAGAAGGGTGGTCAGATGATGATGCGTTCATTTGAGAAGCCGTCTGCATTCAGCGCACTAGCCAAAGGCATGTCTGGTGTAGGCGAGGCTTACCTGTCTGGTCATCAGAAAGGTACAGCACTTAGCAAGGCTTGGTCTGATTCTAGGACATATTCATCAGGAACAAGAGGAGTTTAAATGGCAATTGAACGTCAAGCTGTACAGGGCTTACGCCGAGTGCAGTCTACTGGTGGGCCAAGTGCTGCTAGTTTTGCGACTCGTCAGGTTGGGGTGCAAGAGACTAGTGCATCTGGTAGCCGCTTTCTTGAAGACCTTGTAAATGCTGCTGGCAGTTTGGCGACTGTCACTACTTCTATCCTGAACCAAAGGGTGGAAGATGATAAGGTACGACAATACAACCGGGCGTTAACTGGCCTGATGCCAACTGAAGATGCAACGGTTGGTGGCGCTCGCGCACACATGCTTGTCAGCTTACAAAATGACATCATCGCGCAAACCATGCAACTGTCCGATGATGCACAGCGTTTTGATGGTGATGACAGCCAATGGGAAGATCACGTTATCAACGCACGCATGGCTGTTCAAGACCGCCTGTGGGATACCTACCCTGAACTGCGTGGAGATAAGGAGTCCATGCGGGTAGTAACTAACGCCTTCATGGAGCAGCAACCTAAGATCTTTGCAGCAAGAGAGACTGCCAAGTTGAAGCAGGAAGCTGAATCTCGTATCAAGTCTATGGAATCTCGCATTCTGTTGGCTACACGTGATGTTCCTGGAGAAGCTATGGGTGATGCCTTGAATCAGTTGCAGAAAGAAGCTATGGCTATGCAAATCACCAAGCAGGAGTTTGATGCGCTGGTTTCTCAGTTGGCATCTAATCGTGCAGCTATTGGTGATGATTCTATGATTCAAGGAACCAAGGCTCTCAAGGATGAGAATGGAGTGTCACTTTATGACCGAGTAGGTCAGTTGCAGACAGGTGAGATTCAGGCCAACCGAACATGGGCGGCGCAGAACCAAGTGGCGCTCTTTGAGAAGAAGGATGCTGCAATCAAAGCCTTTGAGGCTGGACAGCTTAACCGTGAGCAGCTACTTCAGGTTATGCAGAACCATAATGAAATCTCAGGGGGCACTGCTTGGTCTGATAGCGAGATCAAATCTTTATTTGATAGGCAAGCTAAGGTTCGTGCTGAGTCTGCCAAACTAGAAGACTTGGTGGCCCGTGGTGAACATGGCTCTCCTTTAGGCTTGCAAGACATCAGCAAGGAAGACCGCAAGGCGTATGCTGGTGCATTGGTTGATGCCTACACCAAGTTGGCCAATGACGAGATAACTCGTACCGGAGCTACTGGTGAAGAAGCTGAGGCCATCCGTGGACGCTATGAGCAGATGCGATACGCCAAGCTGGGGCAGCAGTTGATTGAAGACCCCATCATCAAAGAACGATATGGCTCGCTAATGCAACTATCTTCTGCCAACCTGAAAGATATGAAGGTTGAACCTGAAGCATTACAGACTATTATGCGAGCACGTGATTCTATCCCGGAAGATGCACGCCGGGCGGTGATGGGTGACAAGGAGTATGCCTTTGCGGAGAACTATGACTTGGCTACACGCATGGGTTATACGCCGGGGCAGGCCATAGAGTTTGCACAGAATGCATCGCGTGGCGATAAGCTTCCCGGTTCTGTTATGAAAGAATTGAATGATGAAGTCGATGGTGTAGTTAGCGATGTGGCTAGTGGTAGCTGGCTTACGCGTGGCGACAACATGAGCGACATGGGACGTGATCTTATGTTAGAAGAGGCAAACCAGATTGCCCGCTCTATGAAGGTTGCAGGTCATAACAATGACACCATTAAGCGACATCTTAAATCTTTCCTACAGAATCAGTACACTCAACTATCTGAAGGTTTCTTCACTCAAGGTGTTCTGGTCAAAGGTGATGTGAGAACGCTAGGTGACACTATAGGCACCAACCAAGGAGACGTACCTACGGTATTACGTCAGTACCTTGACAACCATAAGCAAGCCTTGCTGGATGCATCTGGCGGTATGGAAGAAGGAGACTTGTACTTTGATGTAGACTCTAAGCGCGGTATGTTTACAATACGTGCTGGTTCTGGTCGTGTACCAGTTACTCCAGCTATGCCTTTGTCTGAAATCAAAGGACAGGACTTACTGAAGGAGCACTACGAGAAGGCAGTGAAAGAGCGCGATGAGGCTAAGAAGAACTTTGAAGCTAATCAGATGCGTATGTGGGGTGCTGGCGGGTATCAAGCTCCTGCACCAGAAAAGACTACAGCTAAGACTGTAGGTTCCCGTGGTATCGCTGACTTCCTCATGTCACCAGCCTTTGCATCAGGTGAGAATCTACCTTCCAACTTTGAATTCAACTACAAGAGGAATAACATGGACTTCTACAATTATGTAGCTAAGACCGAGAACGGGGCCAACGTAGGGTTCGACCGAGTAGCTGGTGTATACACTCCGTACAAAGATGCACACGGTCAATCTGTGGGCTACGGTCACTTCCTCACGGAGGAGGAGAAGAAGAATGGATACATCACTATTGGCGAAGATAAAGTACCATTTGCACCGGGACAATCTCAGTTAACACCTGAGCGTGCAATGCGCCTGCTTGAGCAGGACATGAAGAGTCACGTACCTAGCACAAAGGATTGGGCTGTACCTTTTGATGCAATGCATCCGGGAGTGCAACGTGGCCTCATGGACTTGTCTTATAACTTAGGCAAGGCTGGCATCAAGAATGCGCCAAAGGCTTATGCAGCATTCAAGGCTGGCAAGTTCACTGATGGGTTTATCGAGATGCTGTCTACTGCATCTACTGAAGGTAAGCGCAGTTCAGGTCTGCTAGTTCGCAGGGCAGAAGCCTATAACCTTGCACAAAGCGGAGGTGCTGTTCCTAAGATTAGCGAAGTGGAGACGAGGGAAGATGGCTCCATGTACGTTAGGTTCTCAGGTAACATGTCAGAAGCATTTGTGAGCAAGTCTATCCTTGGCAAGATAGGCAAAGATGGGTGGATGGAAGTCTACCAGCCTAAAGCAGGAGCACTTGCAAGCGGCACCAAAGTGGGTCGCATTAAACTGTAGTGTCATACTCAAGGTTGTCTAACACGTTGGACAGCCTTTATGAATGACATTAACTAAGGAGGTAACATGGCTGACGATATTAGCCAAAGCTGGGTGACGGTATCTCAACGCAGGTTGCCGCCTACCTTTGCACAAGTGGCAGAAGCCGAGCGTAAGCTTGAAGAACAAAGAGCTAACGATAAGGTCATGCAGACTGCACTGGAAAGCGAATGGGCGCTATACGGTGGTCAGCGTGCTATTGAACGGCATACAACGGAGTTTGCCGAACAAGAAGGCTACACAGTTCCTGAGTCAACAAAAGATGAACTGTCAAAGATTCATGGTTTTGAAATTGCACAGGATATTGTGAAGGATGTTAAGTCACCAGAAGAATTGCAGTTCCGTATGTCCAATGCGATGGCAGACAAGGAGCGGTCGGAGATACTTGCACGTAATGGATTTACAGGGTTTAGCGCACAGTTAGCTGCTGGTATTCTTGACCCAGTTGGTTGGGCTGCTTCTATGGTTGCCGCCCCTGTAGCTGGTGCAGTCAAGGTCGCCCGTGTCGGTCGTATCATAAAGACGGCAGCAGTGGCTGGTGCCGAGAACGCAGCATTGGAAGCCATCCTAGCCAGTGGTGATTACCAGAAGGGCGCAGATGATGTGCTGGCTGCTGCTGGCTTTGGTATGATAATGGGTGGCACTATCGGGGCAGCCACACGTGAACGCATCGCCAGAAAGCCGGGAGTACAAGGCGTGAATGATGGTGCTGAAGCAGTGGTAGATGACTTGGATACTGTCGTGAAAGGTGCTGATGAGTTTGATGCATCTGCGGCCAAGGCTGTGCGTGAGGCTATGGAGTATGACGCTTACATGGCTGTGCGTTCCTATGAACCGCTGAAGGCTAAGGAAGTGGATATGGATGTCGCAATCCTCTCCCACTTAGATGACCTGAAGGCGAACTCTAGCGTGCGTATGAGTGCCTCCGAGAAGGGTAAACTGAAGGAGCAGATACGTCAGCTTGAAGCAGAAGCCGCCACTATGAAAGGTAAGAAGGTAGATGCCGTGGCAGAAGCTGCTGCTGCTAAGGGTGCGCCTAAGTCTGCTGCTGACAGGCTGGACTTGGATGTTAAGAAGAAGGCACTGGCACGTCGCTTTGATGAGCCGCTTGCCGACATCCAAACAAGACTCGACGAGCTTAATGCTAAACTGGCCCGCGTGGAGAACGTAGGTAAGTCCAAGGAGGAGCTGAAGAGATTCTCTAGCTTAACTAGAGAGCAGCAAATCAAGGAGCTAGGGTTAGATGCTCCGGCTCGTAAAGTGGAGATGACAAGTGCGGTACGGGAAGCTCTTGCGGCTATACGTGCTGAGAAGAAGAAGACACCAACGCAGGCCCATGCCGAAGCTAAAGCACAGGCTGAAGAGGAAGTACGGCAGAAGCGAGATGATTCTATCGGCGCTAAACGTGTAGAGGATTCGGAAATTGCAGGCGAGCAGTTTGACCTGTCTGATAGCATGGAAGACCTTATGGACGACCTTGCACGCGAAGCCTATCAGTCTGAAGTTAGACCTGTGAATCTCAAGGGTCTTGGTTCTGTGTCTTCCGTGATTCTGAACTCAAAGAACCCTGTGTTTCGTGGCCTTGGCTTGCGACTGCTGGAAAACGCACAAGGTGGTGCCTACCAAGGCAAGACTGCCTCTATCTTATCTAACGTATATGGTAACTTGATTCGCTTTGCGGAGAAGAACCGATACAATGATGGCTTCTCTCAGTTCATCAAGGATAACAACCTACGTGCTGTTGATTACCTGAACCCTGCTGTTACGAGAGACTTTAATAACCAGATTTACACTGCTATTGTCAAAGGTATACCTGATGATACACCACGTGGTGTTAAGCTTGCTGCTGAAGGTATCGCAGATAAACTGGCTAAGTCCCTTGAAATTAGAAAGGCTGCTGGTGAGAAAGGCTTCGAAGATGTCAAGTCAGCACGTGACTACATCCCTGTAATCTATGATGGTATCAAGGTAACTGAAGCAGTCAATAGGCTGGGTAGCAGCGAGGCGGTTATTGCCCTGTTGTCCAAAGGTTATCAGACTGGTAAGTATAAGATGGGCAAGAAGGCAGCAGATGCACTAGCTAAGGTTCAGTATATCCGCGCCTCCGACTCAACCTTATCAAGTCGTGTGGCCTTTGACAGGGTAGTATCGCAGCAACAACAAGCACAGCTTATTGAAGACCTGAAGAAGGCAGGTGTGCCTGATAACATCATCGATAACTTCATTGAAGGCACTGAGTTGCAAGAGATGGCGGAGTCCGTATCTAACCGAGCTAAGGCAAGCATGGGTATCAATACTCAGGCTGAATATGGCGGGATGAAGGTTCAGGACTTGCTCAACACTAACGTAGGTGAGTTGGCGGAGAACTACGGCAAAGAGGCAGCAGGCGGTGCAGCTTTGGCGGCGATGGGCTTCCCTACCCGTCAGTCTGTATTGAATGCGATTGACGCAGCAGAACGCGCAGGACGTAATATGGCGGGTGCTGACGCCAAGGCAATCAAACAGCTTAGGGCGGAATCAGAAATGCTCAGGGACTCCGTGAAGCTCATATACGGCAACACTATCGACGCAGACCCAAATGCTGGTATTGTCCGAGGGACTCGCCGTGTACGTGAAATCACTGGCCTGTTGCGTTTGGGTCAGATGGGCTTTGCACAGGTGCCGGAGTTGGCCCGCGCCATTACCAAGATGGGAGTGGGTACAGTGCTGAAGTCGATACCTGCCACGAAGTTCTTACGCTCCCGCGCTGGACGTAAGGGTGGAACAGCACAAGGTGAATTACTTGAGCCTGAACTGAGGGAGATGGAAGAACTCATAGGCTACATCGGAGAAGACAACTGGCTATCAGGTTGGAACGTAAGGCACGATGAGTTCGGCGAGACCGCTGACAACATGGGGCGTCTGTCCGCCATCATCGATAATGGGCTAGCTATGGGTAGCCGTATTAACACATGGCTGTCTGGTTTCAAGGCAATACAGGGTGGTTCTGAGAAGATTGTAGCACGCTCTATCAATAAGCGACTCAAGCAACATTTGATGGGTGAGCGGGAGCTACCTAAGCGTGACCTTGAAGAAGTCGGTTTGGATGAGGCTACCATGAAGCGACTCAAGCGCCACTTTGATGAGAACCCGATGTATGCCGACTATAATGGTGAGAAGATTCGAATGATGAATTTTGACGCTATGGAGCCAGACTTACGAGAAACCGTAGGTGTGGCAGTACGCCGTATGTCAGGTCGTCTTATTCAGCGTAACTTCATTGGCGATGAAGGTATCTGGATGAATAAGTGGTGGGGTAAGGCTCTTACTCAGTTTAAATCATTCTCTATTGTGTCTATTGAGAAACAGCTTATTCACGACTTGCGTGGTGATAAGATTCAGGCAGCACAGATTATGGCATGGTCTTCCTTGCTGGGCTTTGCATCATACGCTACACAGATGCAGATGCAGGCAATTGGACGAGAAGACCGAGACAAGTTCTTACGGGAGAAGTTTGATACACAGAACATCGCTATGGGTGTATTCAATAAACTTCCACAAGTAGCTGGCTTTGGCCTAGCTGGAGATGCCTTGGCAACATTCGGCCTTATGCCTGACTCCATGATGCAGGCACCGGGTCGTATGGGCTTCCGCCAGCAAGGATTTGGCGACTTGGTGGCTGGTGCTGGTGTCATAAGTGATGCTGTGAACTTGTCACAGGCTTTAGTGAAGTACGCCAATGGGGACGACGATGTTTCCACTAGGCAGTTAGTAGATAAGGTACGACGTCTTGTGCCTTTGGCAAATACGATTGGTGTAGGTCAGATGACCAAGGCCAGCGTAGACTTATTGGAGGACTGATGAGTTATACTTTCACAGAACACACAGCGGTAGGTTCTCAGACGACTTATCCGTTTAGCTTTGCTGGTCGCGACAAGGGTTACATTCGCGCATCAGATATTATTGTGGAAGTGTTTCATGAAGGAGAGTGGAGTATTACACATGGTTGGGTGCTATCTGGCACCCACCAGATTACCTTCAATGTAGCACTACCAGAAGGGACTAAGTTCCGCATACGTCGAGATGTAGCCAAAGAGTACCCTTACGCGGAGTTTGATAGAGGTGTGGCTCTTGATATGAAATCATTGAACAACTCCTTCATTCATATCTTGCAGATCACACAGGAGATTCTTGATGGCTTCTATCCAGAAGGTTACTTCGTCAAACAGAATGTATCTTGGGGCGGGTACAAGATTACCGACCTAGCTGATGGCACAGACCCTCACGATGCAGTGAACAAAGGTCAGCTTGACGCAATAGACAGGAAGCACACTGAGTGGAATGAACAGCAAGATATTGCAATTGCTGGACTCAAGGCAGGTATGACATCAGGCATCTCTCACCGAACAGTGCCTTGGGTTACGGTAGCGGCTGGTGGAGAGCAAGTCATTAGACCACCTTACATCTTTGAATCGGCCTTGGTTTTCCTTGATGGAGTGTTGCAGCATGAACTGTCAGGTGCAGTTACTATAGCTAACAGCACTCTCACTTTCTCCGAGCCACTACGTCGTGGCACAGAAGTGTATGTATTGATAGGTAGTCGTATTGCAACATCTTCACCGGGTCTGCATATGGAGTTCAACAAGGACTTAGATGCAGGAACTACGGAGGTTAGGATTGGTATGGCGTTCTCCCATATTGATATCTACCTTGATGGCCTGTTCCAACCTAAGTCAACTTATCAAATAAACGGCGATCTTGTTACATTCTCCGAGGGTGTACCAGCTTGCCATATGTCAGCGGATGTAGTCACTTTATAGGAGGTAAGATGGTTGATTCCGAACTGGTTAGCGGCGGGATGAAGTTAGCGCCATCTGCCTTAGTCTCAGGTGGGTACTTCCTCGGCATCAGTTGGGACAATTGGGTACTGATTGCGACATTCATTTATACTGTGTTGCAAATCGGCGATTGGTTCTACAGCAAATACTCGTTATGTAAGGAGAAGAAACGTGGCAAGTCATAACAAACACGCCGCTACGGAAGATGAGGTAGGTAAGCTACATAGTGCTATCACCAATCTTTTCAACAAGAAAGCTGCTGCAATCCTCGCTGCGGTAGAGGAAGACCCTGATGCAGCAATTGCGCTGGTGTCAGGTAAGGACATGGGTGCCATGTGTAAGTGGGTGCTAGATAATGGCATTACGGCTACACCTGCTGCACAGCAGGAAGAGTCTGCACTGTCTAAGCGCCTTGCTAAGATCAAAGCAGCATCTCAAGGTAAAGTAATCCAATTTGCTAAGGAGGCTTAATGGCTAGAGCAAGGGAGTCACAAGCTGAAGCCCTTGCCCGTTGGGAAGCCCTGCATGAGTTACAGCAAACTTTTCCGTACACTGTAGCAGGGTTACTCTCATTTGCTCAGGTTGTAATTAATACTTTAATCACTGGCAACCCAGACCTGAACCGGGTACAAGCGGATATTCTGAAATTCCTCTTTGGAGGGAACAAATACCGGATGGTAGAGGCACAGCGTGGTCAGGCTAAGACAACCATTGCAGCTATCTACGCTGCGTTCCGTATCATCCACGAGCCACATAAACGTATCATGATTGTGTCTCAGACAGCGAAGCGAGCAGAAGAAATCGCCGGGTGGGTTATCAAAATATTCCGTGGTCTGGACTTCTTGGAGTTCATGTTGCCTGATATCTACGCAGGTGACAAGGCTAGTATAAAAGGCTTTGAAATCCACTACACATTGCGTGGTAGCGACAAGTCTCCATCCGTTGCTTGCTACTCTATTGAAGCAGGTATGCAGGGTGCGCGTGCAGATATCATCTTGGCGGATGACGTAGAGTCGTTGCAGAACTCTCGTACTGCCGCAGGTCGTGCTCTCTTAGAAGACCTTACCAAGGAATTTGAATCAATCAACCAGTTCGGTGATATCATCTACTTGGGGACACCTCAAAGCGTAAACTCCATATACAACAACCTCCCGGCACGTGGTTATCAGATTCGCATCTGGCCCGGTCGCTATCCTACACTAGAGCAGGAGGCTTGCTATGGAGACTTCCTAGCGCCGATGATTCGTCAGGATATGATTGATGACCCAAGCCTACGCTCCGGCTACGGCATCGACGGTACACAAGGCGCACCGACCTGTCCTGAAATGTACGATGACGAGAAGCTCATTGAGAAGGAAATCTCTCAGGGTACAGCTAAGTTCCAGTTGCAGTTCATGCTGAACACACGTTTGATGGATGCCGACCGCTATCCTCTTCGTCTTAATCAGCTTATCTTGATGAGCTTTGGTACTGACGTAGTGCCGGAGATGCCGACTTGGAGTAACGACTCGGTAAACCTTATCAGCGACGCGCCGCGCTTCGGGAACAAGCCCACAGACTACCTGTATCGGCCTGTGCCGCGTCCGTATGAGTGGCGGCCTATTCAGCGTCGGCTGATGTATATCGACCCGGCAGGTGGCGGTAAGAACGGCGACGAGACGGGCGTAGCCATTGTGTTCCTGCTGGGAACCTTTATCTACGTCTACAAAGTCTTCGGCGTACCGGGCGGATACTCCGAATCGGCCCTCAGTCGCATTGTGAGAGAGGCAAAGCAGGCGGAGGTAAAAGAGGTCTTCATAGAGAAGAACTTCGGTCATGGTGCGTTTGAGGCGGTAATTAAGCCATACTTCGAACGTGAGTGGCCTGCCGAGTTGAAAGAAGATTACGCCACTGGTCAGAAAGAGGCCCGCATCATTGAGACGCTGGAGCCGCTTATGTCCGCACACCGCATCATCTTCAATGCCGAGATGATCAAGCAGGATGTCGATAGCGTCCAGCACTACCCTCTTGAGATTCGCATGAGCTACAGCCTGTTTGCTCAGATGTCGAACATAACCCTTGAGAAAGGATGCCTGCGGCACGATGACCGCTTAGACGCGCTGTATGGCGCTATACGGCAATTAACCTCTCAGATAGACTATGACGAGGCTAACCGGATAAATCGTCTCAGGGCGAAGGAGATGCGCGAATATCTGGAGATGATGACCGACCCTCTACGTCGCCGGGAGTTCTTCACAGGACAAGACCACGGTTATCGAAAACAAGTGAACACGTCAGTGGCAATGCAGCGCCGAGTCTACGGAAATGCGCCGACGATGAGAATCAAGTCTCGAAATACTCTTTCTTCAAGAATATCAAGGACTTGGTAATTAGGGGACACTATAGGAGGAGGCCCAGAGAATAAGAGAAATAACAAGGATAATATAGGTTAACCTAGGTTATATAGGTTACTATAGTATGGGTGTACTCCTGTACACCCTATTCCTTACTTCCTTACTATACTTACATAATAGGAGAGAGAATGTCTAATAGCTATAGTACACAACCTCTTACAGGTAAGTCTGCTCGTAAGCAGGTACAACCTGTGAGTGAAGCACTAATGCTTCCTGTAATCTCAAAAGAGGAGGCTAGTAAGAAAAGCAATGTTATTAATGATGCCACCAAATCAGGCAAACAGAAAGGAGCCATGGTGTGTCTTGACTCATCTGGTGCATTAAGTATTGCTATTGCAGTTGATGACAAAGAAGATTCTAATTGGCTGTCCGTTACAGCGGGCACTTCTATTACCCCAGCTTAAGAAGAGGAGGATTACATGGCTAAATATGGTGAAGGTTCTGTTACTGGTCAGGCTTTTCGAGTAAAGGCAGTACAAACTATTGCAACGGCAATCCCCATGCCTGTTGTTGCTGAAGCAGACCTTAAGAAGAAAGATCACCCTATCAACATTAAACACCTATCTGGTAAGCAGAAGGGTGCGATGATTGCTGTTGAGAAAGAAGGCCCAACCCTGTATATTGCTATTGCACGTGGTAGTGAACCTACTGACCCTTGGGATACAACCACTATGGAGGGAGACCCTGTCACTCCAACAGGGGACTAATAATGCTTAACAAGTACTTCAAGCGTAAAGAGTTCGCTTGCCGTTGTGGATGCGGCACATCCACTGTTGATGCTGAATTACTACAGGTAGTCACAGATGTGCGTGAGCACTTTGGTGCTCCTGTGGTTATCACTTCTGGGCATCGCTGTGCTAAGCACAACTTAAATGTTGGTGGCGCTCGTGGCTCCAAGCATCTGCTTGGCATTGCTGCTGACATTAACGTGAAGGGTGTATCTCCTATACGGGTGCGAGAGTACCTATGCAATAAGTATCCTGACAAGTACGGCATTGGTGCTTACACGAACTTCACACACATCGATGTGCGCTCTAACAAGGCTAGGTGGTAATGAAGGGTTGCATTGCATACTGTGAGCGTAAGGTAAAGGAGGCCAGTGAAGCTGGAAACTACACTGACTTCCAGAACTATACGCACCTTCTGAACGAATGGAAAGTGAGGGCTGGTTGTGAAACTGTTAAAGAGTAAGAAGGTAGTAGCAGCACTGGTAGGTTTGGTGGTAGCGTTGGTTTCTGTCGGCATGGGTGTTGAGTTTGGCGCTCAGACTGCCGATGCAGTTACCAGTGTTGTCTGCCAAGCCGTAGGCTGTGAATAAACTTCTTAAGGTGCTGGCAGGTCTACTTGGCCTGCTGGTTGCCTACAAGCGAGAACAAGAGCAGAAGGAGGCTCAACGTGAAGCGAATCATGCTAGCGACAATCCTGCTGATTGGTTCGCTGATCACTTCCGGGTGCGGGACGGCGTTACCAGAACGCCCAACCAAGCCGACGCTGACGGCAGTGTACGAGGTGGACGATAAGGTCTGCTTCAGCAAGCCTGATGCTACACAACTTGGACTGTACATTTTATCGCTAGAACGCGGCTACAATTAATACATAGTCTTATGTATCATACACCTACGATTTAGGTGACACTATAGAAGAGAAGTATAGTGCCGTTCTTTTGAGCGGCCTATTACTCACCAGTCTTCATGGGGATGGCTGGATATTAATAGGAGGTTTAATGTCATTAACTAAACCACGTTGCTTCAGGAAGGCAAGCTATCTAAGTCAGTTAGGCACTTTGCAGAATCTAGCTAACACTGGAGATGACGTACTTGTTATCGATGTTGACTACGAGTTCACTAACGGAGAGACTGTAGACTTCAAAGGTCAACTGGTTCGTATAGAGTGCGAAGCTAAGTTCATTGGTGATGGTGCTTTGATCTTCACTAATATGGCTAGTGGTTCTGTGGTAGAAAAGCCTTTCATGGAAAGCAAGTCCACACCTTGGGTTATTTACCCTTGGACAGAAGATGGAAAGTGGATTACAGATGCACAAGCTGTTGCTGCTACATTGAAACAATCTAAGACCGAAGGATATCAACCGGGAGTCAACGATTGGGTTAAGTTTCCCGGACTTGAAGCATTGATGCCTCAAGAGGTGAAAGATCAGTATGTAGTATCCACACTGGACATCCGTGACTGCGTAGGTGTTGAGGTAAGACGCGCTGGCGGCCTTATGGCAGCTTATTTGTTTCGCAACTGTCATCACTGTAAGGTGATTGATTCTGACACCATCATTGGTGGTAAAGACGGAATCATAACCTTTGAAAACTTAGGTGGTGAATGGGGAATCGGTAACTATGCCATAGGTGGTCGTGTACATTATGGCTCAGGAAGTGGTGTGCAGTTCCTTCGAAATAATGGAGGTGCATCTCACAACGGTGGAGTTATTGGTGTAACCTCATGGCGTGCAGGTGAGTCTGGGTTCAAGACATGGCAAGGTTCTGTAGGTGCAGGTACATCTCGTAACTATAACCTTCAGTTCCGTGACTCAGTTGCACTGTCTCCCGTGTGGGATGGCTTTGACTTAGGCTCAGATCCAGGAATGGCACCAGAAGAGGACAGACCGGGAGACTTGCCTGTGTCTCAATACCCTATGCATCAGCTACCTAACAACCACATGGTTGATAACATCCTTGTTATGAATTCATTAGGTGTGGGTTTAGGTATGGATGGTCGCGGTGGATATGTATCTAATGTTACCGTACAAGATTGTGCAGGTGCAGGTATCCTTGCTTATGCATTCAACCGTACCTTCTCTAACATTACGGTGATTGACTGCAACTACATGAACTTCGATTCAGACCAGATAATCATCATTGGTGACTGCATCGTGAATGGCATCCGCGCCGCTGGTATTAAACCTCAGCCATCTAAGGGTATGGTCATCAGTGCACCTAACTCGACCCTTAGTGGGATTGTAGGTAACGTGCCACCAGACCGTATCCTTGCAGGTAACATCCTTGACCCTGTGTTGGGTCATACAAGGATTAATGGGTTTAATAGTGACTCGGCAGAACTGAGCTTCAGAATCCACAAGCTTACCAAGACCTTGGATAGTGGTGCTATTCGCTCTACGCTGAATGGTGGGCCGGGTACAGGTTCTGCATGGACGGAGATGACTGCAATTTCAGGGTCAGCTCCAAATGCTGTCTCGTTGAAGATTAACCGTGGAGACTTCAAGGCAACTGAGATCCCCGTGGCACCTACTGTGCTTCCAGATGAAGCGGTAAGAGACCACAACTCTATTGCGCTCTATTTCGATCAGGAGGCTCTTTGGGCTTTAGTTAAGAAACCAAACGGAAGTCTTACACGAATGAAGCTTGCTTAATATAGGCAGCGCGTTAGCGCTGCTTTCACGCGAACTTTTCTTAAAGGTTATCATAGTGGTAGCCTTTCAGAAAAGGAGGTGACATGATACAAAGATTAGGTTCTTCCTTAGTGAAGATGCCAAATGGTCTTACATTGACACAGTGGTTGCAGCCTGCAAACATCATCAAGGTAGATGATGCACCGTACAATGGAGACCTTATTGCTGCATATAATGCTGTTCCAGTTACAGGTAATTATGCTTTGGTTCTTACCAACCACACTTACAATGCAGTTGGCTTGTTCGATGCAGGTCGTAACACGAAGCCTAACATCACCATCATTGGTGCTGGTATGCCTCAACTTGCAGGAGACAGATCGTCATTTGTTGCAGGTTCGGGTACTATCATTAAGGGTGCAGTAAAGAACTCCGCCAAGGGTTTCCAGATTGCTAACCTAGGTATTGATTGTGGTAACACAGTTAGTCGTACAGATTACCAACCTGCACGCTTCGAAGACCCACTACAGATATATGGGTGTGGCGCTAATGCTAACATCTTCATCGATAACGTGAAATGCCTTAGTGCAGTTTCTGTAGATGAACGACCGGGAACACACAGCATTCTGCTTGAGCAGACTGAAGGTGTCACCATCGGCTATGTAGAGTGCATTGGTGGCTTTCACGGCCTAACCATCAAGTGCCGTAACCTACGTGGTGGGATTGCACATTGCTATGGTCAGTATGGTGATGGCTTCATCATCAAGTCCGATGCTGGTGGTGCAGCGAGTCACATCTACATGGAGCGAATTCAGGTAGGACACCCAGATCAGTCTATGTGGCCTGATGTGCACTTGGGTGGTATCTACGATGCGCACGATGGTGTAACCATTGATAGTGTTAGCATTGGTGAGTTGCATGTTGTACGAGGAACTTGGGGTCTGATACCTGCTGATAACGCCACTGGCAATATCACCAACTTCCATATTGGACATTATGAGTGCCACCTTACTTACGGCAACCACTACTCCCTTGTTATCAACAACAAGGTTGTAGGTTGGACTATGGGTACTCACAACATCACGACCTGCTCAGGTGGTATCAAGGTAGACCCTGCATCAGTGTATGTGAACATAGGTACTGGTCGCTCTACAAACAACACTGAAAGTGGGTACTCTCTTGGTGGCAACACCTTGATTCATGGTGAACTGATTGCAGATGCGAATGGTAAGTATGGTGTAGAGTATTCTGGTGGTCTAGGTCTTGATGTAAGTAAGATTCATGGATTCCAGAATCCACTTGGTACTTACTCAGGGTACTCTTCTGCTATCCAATCCCTACTGTGGCCTGACGCTGGGTTTGAAGCTATGGTAACAGGTAGAACTGTGACTTTACGTGGTTCACTCACTAAAGGCTCTACTGCATGGTGCGGTCAGGTGCTTGATGCTGTTAAGCCTACACGAGACATTCGTATCTACGCATGGGCTGTTGGCATTGGTGGTTCAATGGTTCCTGTGGAAGCATGGGTTCGTTCTGCTACTGGTGCTATAGATGTCGTAGGCAAGGATTCGGTTGGCGAAGGGCAGATTGTTAGCTTCACTGGCAGCTACATCTTCAAGTGAGGTATGTATGCCCTTAGTGAAGTCTATCAAGGAGAAGGCTGTACTCCAGAACACAGAAGAGCTAATCAAGTCCGGTCGTGACCCTAAGCAGGCTTATGCCATTGCTAAGGATGTACAGCGACGTGCCTTGAAGAAGCCTTCTGCATCTTAGTGTAACCAAAGGGCTGGCCTAGGTTGGCCCTTAGTGTAATCAAAGGAGATAACATGTATATTCCAATGGAAGCAGTAGTAGGTATCGCTTGTTTGCTAGTAGGGTTTGTCATAGGTTTGATAGCACAATAATGGTGGTCACAAAGTAGCCAAAGTCAAAATTTTGATA